ATGATCTACAAATTTTTCACAATGGATCAGACTCAAAAATTGTTAATTCAACTGGTTCGTTAGATATAAATGGATCGGGTAATATAAATATAGGTAAGGCAGGTGAAAATGGAGTTAAAGTTAAACCTGATAATGCGGTAGAGCTATATTACGACAACAGTAAGAAGCTTTCAACCATTAACGAAGGTGTTGAAATTAAAGGAAGTCTTTACCCAGAAACAGATAATCTTAGAGATTTAGGATCTTCGAGTAAAAGATGGAGAGACATTTACACAAATGACCTTAATTTATCTAACGAAGGTGGTGCTAATGACGTTGACGGAACATGGGGAAGTTATACTATTCAAGAAGGAGCAGAAGATCTTTTCTTAGTGAACAAACGGAATGGCAAGAAGTACAAATTTAATTTAACGGAGGTATCATAATGGGTATATATATTGGAGGTACTGGATCTGCTAATCATTTAGAAGATTATGAAGAGGGTTATTGGAGTCCTGTAGCAGTCGATGGAAAATCTTTAAGTGTTACTTCTGGTACGAGCAATCATGCTTCAAGAAGATATATAAAAATAGGAAAGATGGTAACAGCTTGGTTTGATATTACTTGGTCATCTAGTAATAGCTCTGCAAATTTCAAAACAAGGTTTAGTGGTTTACCTTTTAGCCCAGAATCAAATACTAAACGAGCACATGCTGTTACTTTTGGAATTTTTACAGGAAGCGAAGATCATTTTAAAGGTTTAGTCGCAAACATTAATGAAGATACTGGTTTAGTAGAATTTTTTAGAGATGGTGATGCTCTTTATAGTTATTCAAATTCTAATGGTGATAGAATAGCTGGATTTATTACATATACAAGCGATTCTTAGACCGAAGCTACGTCTTAAAACTAAGCCTAAACCTGTTTTAATCGGAGATTAATCCTAATGGCACTAACCGAATCAATCGAATACGACAAAATAGAAGTCATAGGCCAATACAAGCATGTGCAGGTAAGAAAAGCATTAGTAATTAAAAAAGACGATGTTGAACTAACGAGATCTTTTGAAAGATATGTGTTGCAAGCTGGTACGTTAGACTCTTCTGATAATTTAGTCGATACTGATTTATCAGCAGAACCAGCAGAAGTATCCGCTATTTGTACTGCTGCCTGGACTCAATCTATCAAAGATGCGTGGAAAGCTAAACTTATAGCTAGTAAAACTGATTAAATTATCTAATTGCATAATAAAAACTTAATTTATATAATAACTGTAACTATTTATTTTTTATGGCAGTCGATCCACAGCAAAAGCTAGAAGCTCTTAACTCTGAACTACAACAGGTAGTGAATAATTTTAACCAGGCAAATCAAGTTGTAGAAAACTGCAAGCAAAAGATATTTGAACTAAAGGGTGGTATCGCTGCTGTAGAAGATATTTTAAAAACAGACGAGACAGCAGAGGAACAGTCTGAATAATATTGATTTTTTGTTAAAAACAATTAGTATATAATTTTAATTTTTTAAAAATGCTCAAAAAAGTATTAACAATAGCTGCTGCTTCAGCTTTATCAACTCCTGCATTTGCTGGTTTCTATGTAAACGTAGAAA